TCAGAACCGCGCCGCCAGGGCCGCGACGCTGTCCGGCAGGTCGGGCCACAGCGGATCGTTGTCGGTGGCGGTGCGGCAGGCGTCTTGCATGTCGGCCACCCAGCTTCGCCCCGCGCGGAACACATCCATCTCGGCGGGGTCCAGTTCCCCGGCCAGGACAGCGCCCTGGACGTTGAGAAGTGTGCGTTCGTCCAGGACCGCAAGGATCCGGGCGGCGCAGACCGACTTGAGCGCGGCTGCGCGGGCATTTGCCGCCAGCGCAGCCATTTCGGTGGCGGTGACGAGTTGCATGAAGTCGATGTTGGTCATTGCGCAGGCTCCTCTGGGGTATCGTAGGGTGGCAGGGTTACAGGTTCGTTACCGGTCATGGTGATCGGTGCGGGAGAGCGCGTGGCTTCAGGCGCGTTGGCGCCGTGCGGCCAGATCAGCGGCCAGATCAGCGGCCAGATCGGCGGCACGTGCAGGACGCCGCCCGTGCGGGTCACGTCGCCCACGATCCATTCGCTCTGGATGGCACCGCGCGGCAGGATCGCGCCGTCGGGAACGCCCGAGAAGTCGAATGCCTCGCCGTTGATGGTCAGGGTGTCGCCGGCGCGATCCAGTGTCAGGCGGTTGGCGATGCGGGCGGGGGAAAAGCTGACGATCATGGGAACCTCAGAACCAGGAGCCTACGGCGAGCAGACCGACTGTGCGTCCGGCTGCTGCCTGGGATGAAACGGACGTGACCGCCCAGGTGTTGCCGGTGGGTCTTACCGCCGACGTGAACACGGCCCCGAAGGCCGAGTTGTTTTCCGAGGTGGCCCCGAGCGCAGTCAGGCTCGTAAACGCGGCGGGAAACGTCCATGTCTGATGCGCGCTGACGAACCCCCCGAATGCGGCCGTGCTGATCGCCAACGACACGAAGGCCCGGCGGTGGCAAATCTGCGTCCCGTCGGCAAATCGAGCGTAATCGCCGTTCGCATTCGATCCGCGCCCGATCAGCGCCCCGCTCGGAACGCCCGCCGCCTGGCTGACGGTCCCAATGATGGTTCTCTGCCCGTACAGGGACACCCATTCGCCCTACCCGAGTTCATCGGTGATTCTCGCCCGGTATTTGGGCCCGACTGTCGTGAGCTGCGTCATGGGAAGCGCGATTTGCCTGACATACTCGCTGCCGCCCCCAAGGGTCGCCTTCCCAGAGCAGCCGCAACGCCGGGCGGCGCGCTGAACCGGAAGCATTCGGCACAACCGCCGCCCCCATATCCCAGCCGGGCACGTTCTGGGCCGTCGGCAGCGTGGTGGCGCTGGACACCGGCGGCAGCGGCAGTACCAGCCCATCGGGATAGGAATAATCCTGCGGATCGCGTTCCTTCAGCGACACCCGCTTCAGGCAGATCTGCAGATCGTCCACCATCTCGTGGATCTCGAAGGCCCTGGCCTCGTAGCCATTCTCGGCGCTGCTCCAGGCGATCACGTCCAGCGGCTCGAACAGCATCGCATCGGGCAGCAGGGTCAGCCCATGGCGGCGTAACCGGCGTTCCTTCTCTATATATGAGTGCATCATATATGAGTGCATCAACCGCTGCACCTGAGCGCCGAACGGCACGGCGGGCAGGTTCAGATCCGCCACCAGCCGCCGCCCACTGTGCTGTCCTTGCGGGGATCATGGACCGGGATTCCCCTGACCTGGAACCGCAGGCGCGGCGGCGCATTGAGCCGCTCGCGGTTGTACCGGAACGTGGCGATCACATGAGGAACGCCGCGACCGATCATGTCGGCAGACCACGGCCGTTCCGGATCGGCACCGTACTTCGCGACCATCATCGGATCGGCGGCGGTCTGGCTGCTGTCTTAGTGCTTTATCCAGGCGAACCCTTCGAAATCTCCCAGCACCGGCAGGCCATAGTATTCATGCCCCGTTCCGCCCAGCTCGACATAGGAGTCGTTCAGGATCACCCGCTGAAGGCTCTGGCTCTGAATACCCCCGAGATCGATCACATGGGTAAAGTAAGCGAGCGGCGTCTTGCCATCATAGCTATGGCTCATCTGATTGATCTTCGGGGTCAGAGAGGCCAGCTTCAGACGGTGCATCCGCACCGACAGCCCCACCTGCTTGGTCAGTTGCGGCAGTTCCACGATGTTTTCCGCCCCTTAGTAGAGCCGTTCACCAGCGCCATCCGCTCGTAGTAGAGGCCGAACAGCCGGTCGCGCAGCGCGTGGTTCCACGGCAGTAGCTGATCCTCGCACCCCACCACATCGTTGATTTCGACAACCGCCTCCTTCAGGAAATCGGTCAGATCGTCGGTTTTGAGGCTGGCCAGACGGTCCACCGCCTCGGTCTCCATCACGCGGTAGCGCACGGTCAGGGTCTGTTCGTCATGTCCGCCATCCACCGGCACCATCACCGGCACCTTGTGGGTGAAGGTCGGATTGTCCTGCAATCTGAACATCGGGGGTTCCTTTCGGGATCAGGTGAGAGTGAGGGTCCACGGGTCGTTGCCCTCGTCGGCGAGGGGCACCATCCGCAGCGGCCATTCGGTGATGCTCTGGGCGTTCTCGAGGCCCCGACGGCGCTGTACCTGCGCGCGCGGCACCGACAGCGTGGCGATCATTCCTGCCGCGATGCCATGCACGAGTTGCACCGCCACCGTGGCATCGCCAATGGCAAGCGCATAGGGATTGAGCGTGGTGACCGGCACCGCCTCGACCGTGCATTCCAGAACATCCGCACGGTCGGTGATCGGGATGCTTTCGCCCCCCACGAGGAACCGGGGTTCCACGGTATTGGTCAGGTTCAGCACGCAGCGCCGCATCACCAGGGAACGTGCCCGCGATCAAGAAGGTCGGCGTGTTGGCCTTGTTCACCAGCTGCGGCTTCTTGAACGCCGTCAGGTCGGGCTGAACATGGTTCACCTCGGTCGGGGTTCTGAACAGCCCCGTCAGATCGAACCGCAGACAGGGAATGGCCTAGGCCGCGAACTCAAGACTGACCGTGCCACGGGTGCCCAGCAGCACATAGCGGGTGCGCCCGATGCAGAAGTGGATGCTGACGCTTTCGTGATCGCCGCTGACCGGGTTGCAGGTGACCGAGGTGGTGGCGACGATGGTTTCGGCGCAGGCGCAGGCCCGCAGCAGAGCGCCCCAGGCGGGCGCCACCCCGGCACTGCCCGAAGGCGCCAGTTCGACATTGAACGACATCTTGCCGTGCAGACCGATGGGGATCGTGCCGCCTGCAGCAATATAGTGAGGTTCCAGTTCCCGGTCTACATCCTGCCCTTCCATCGGGCTGAAGCTGACAGTGGTGGCAATAACACCGTCTGCTGCCACCGGCGTCGAATCGGTGGCATAGGTATCCCCTGTCTTCACCAGCAGGATATTGTCATTCCACTTGATGGGCAATTCAAACGTCCTTTACGGCGGGTTTCGCGGGGTTTTTTGTGGTGGGTTTCGCGGGTGCCTTCTCGCTGTCCCCGGAGTCTGCCCCGCCTTTGGCGGCTGCGAGGTTCTCCGGGGTGTTGGACACCAGTGTGCCGTCGGCCTGGCGGATATAGCG